GATGCCAACGGCTGGGCCATAGTCGGCAAACTGCATCATCAGGTCGACAAAGCGCTCGTCCTTGATCTGGCGCTCGATCTGGGTGCGCAGCACTGCACGGTCGATGCTGTAGAAGAACTTACGAATGTCGAGCTGCAAAAGGTAACTGTCGGGCGCACTGCAACGCAGAGCTTGCTGGGCGTAGTCAGCCGCAGCGTGTGTTCCTTTACCTTTGCGACAGGCGTAACTCTGGTCGATGAAGGTTCGGTTGAAAATCGGGTAAATCAGCTTGTAGATGGCATGCTGCACCACCAGATCACAAAAAGCAGGCGCGAAGATCGTGCGCTCTTTGGGCTCGTACACCTGAAATTCTTTGTAGGGCTGCAGCGTGTAGCTGCCGTTATGCAGGGCTGTGTGCAAGGCGTCCAGATTCGCCGCCAGGTTGCGGCCAAACTCCAACGTGGCCCGCTTGCCGCGCTTACCCCGGCTGGCATCTTCCCACGCCTGGTACAACGCCTCGGGCGTGAAAGCCTGCTCAAACAGAAAACCGACGCGCTTCAAAGGAAAGCCCCCAGATGGTCGAGTGCAACATGGCACCTACTAATAAAAGGGCGTCCAGCAGATTTTGCAAAGGCTCTCACCGAATGCAGGAAAACACCTCCCTTTGTTCCACCATTTCTTTGCAGAATTCGAGGTAAACCAGAGTCGGGGCGAGCGCCAATGTTGTTGTTGGCATTCGTCCGTGTGTTGTTGCAATTGAGCGTGAACACGCCAGCGTTCGCTGCGTTGTTCCAATTGCCGCCACGGATCGGCAGAGCCTGTAACATGTTAAGGTGCTTCCCTTTTGTGCCCGCTATCGGGATTCGTTTTGGCGCGGTCGGCCTGCATCCAGCCACCAATCATCCGGCCAAGCTCATCAACCATGCGGCTGATGACGAGGTAACGGTGGGTGGCGGTTTTTTCATAGTCCTTGTCATCCGACAAGGAACCGTCCTTGAATTTGAAGTAGCCCAGCTCAAAGGCCAGCCGCAAGAACATGCGCAATTGCTCATGCGTGATGTCGGCATTGCCCAGGCTGGTTTTCTTCTGGTAGCGCTTCTGGCTCTCGACAATGAAGCCGTACATCTCATAAGCCGCGTTTCTGATCTGTTGGCACAGGCCGTACTTCTCGTGCTTGGGAAAATGGTTCAGATACAAGTTCATTTGCTTCGAGAAGTCGATGAACTTGGTATCCAGACTGGCTTCAGAGTGAGTGCCCATCGCTACCGCTCAGGGCATCAGAGAACGAAGGCGGGGCGAGCGCCAAGGCTGCCGCTGGCATCCGTCCGTGCGCCGTAGCAATAGAGCGTGAACACGCCAGCGCTCGCCGCGCGGCTCCAATCGCCGCCACGGATCGGCAGAGCCTCAATCGTCGTGTTCAGGTAAAAGTAGTCGCTGTTGGCCGCAGGCAGCGCAATCGTGCCACCCAACAGCGAAGCGACCGGGAACAGGCCGTGCGCCTTGAGTAGAGCCAAAGCCGCAGCGCCGACCGGGGTTGTGCCCGGGTTGGTCATACCTTCAAACGATGCGCCATTAGCGCGCACCAGCGTGTAAGCCGCCGTTCCTGAAACGGCATACTTCACAGAATTGGCAGAGCCCGGGGTCACCAGTTCGCCGGTTGCGCCATCAATGGCTTTCCAGGCGCTTGATGCAACGCCAAAGTCGGTGGCATTGAGTGCCGCGTCGTTGTTGGCGATGATCTGGATTTCACCCATGTTGACACGCATGCCTGGTGTCCACTCCCAGATGTTGCCGCACAGCCCGTCGATGCCTGAGCTGGAGTTGTCATGCCGCCAGGATGCAGGACCGGAGCCGGTGAGCGTGCGCCCGGTACCGGATGCAACGCCGGGAGACAAGCCATCGATCCGGCGCCCTGATTCCCAGGCCGCATCGCTTGATTTACCCCAGTTGGTGTTGCCGCGCGGCTGAAAGCTGTTGGCTCGGCACCATTGCGCCAACAGGGTGCGCTCAATGTTGGATACTGCATGGAAACCGGCGCCGCAAGCGCGGGCATAGGCCACCGACTGGTCGTGGTTGATCGATGTTTGCGGGTCAACGCCAGGCAGGCTCAGCAGTTCGCCGTTTTTGACGATGCCGGAGTAGGTGCCAATGAACAGCTCCGACTTTTCAACGCCACCCACAATGAAGGCTGGGTGAACGCCCGCAGGCAGGCCCGCGTCCACGTCGGGGCCGTTTAATTTGGGGATCACATTCATGAAGGTGGGCTGACCGAGCGCGGTATAGAGCACAGTTTGGCGGCCACCGCTGGCGGCTTCGACACTGGCACGCAGGTCATCTTTGATAAAAATTGAAGGCATAGTTTTCTCCTGAGATTAAGGTGTTAGCCCACGGTAGGCCAAAGGGTGACTTGAACCGCATTGGGGTCAAGCGGAATGGCTTCTTGAATGCTGGTGGGCTTGCCTTGCGCGTCATCCGGTCCGGCAGTGGTGATGTAGCGCTTGGCTGGAATGTCAATTTGCGCCAAATACGCACCATTGCCACCTTCCGTGGCGCCAGTTTTGTTGCCGCGAATTTCAACAGTGACAAGGCTGTCGCTTTGGCGTGCAGCACAGTCAATGGCGACACCAGAGACGGTGACAAGCGCGCCCGAGAAAGCGAAGTCAGCCACCGGCTGGCCGGGCTGCTTGAGGGTAATTTGAGGCATGAAAAGCTCCTTAAAAGTTAATAAGTGGTGGGGTTCGATGCGTGAAAGCCAGTGGAAAAATCAATCACAGGTGTCTGGCTTGGCAAAGACAGCCGCGAAGCACGCCAGCGAACGACCACGTTGTCTGCGGCGCTGGCCAGTGCGACGGTGAACCCGTTGGTGGCGCGACTGGTCACCACAATGGATGACGCATCGCATGGCGCGCCACTGCTCGACACCACATCAAAGTCGAGGCGGTAGTCGTTGGCATCCATGGCATTCAAAACAGATGACACCAAAGCAGGAGAGTCAAGGATATTCGGGTAGTTGGCCTCAATCCTGCGAGCATCCGTCAATGTGACGCTTGACAAATAAGGGTCAGTTGAATCCGTCGAGCCGGATGGAATCGTGATGTTGTAAATCTTGATCGCATCACTTGGCAAAATAGAGCCAATGGGCGTAACAGCCAAATTAAAGAGGCCGGTCGCATTTTTATAAAGATAGGCATAAACGGTAACTGGTATGGCGCCCGCATTGCTTGGTACTGATGCGGAATTGATGCCGTCTACAACCAAGTAACTGCGTCCATTGGCAAAGCACACGCCAGCCGACAGATTCAAGTTTCTGGCAGCATTGACTGACTTTGTTGCTGCGCAGCCCAGAACGATGCCGCGATTAAAAATAGTGAATTCACCTTCTTGTTGAACGTTCTGACGCAATGAGCGAACGCTGGAGTTGGCAAGTGAAGCTTGGTCGAGAGCAAACTTGAGGACGGCTGAGTCCATGTTTTGCATGTCGACAGATGTCATTGAAATATCGCCATCCATCTGGTCAAGCCTGGCATCCAGGCTGGCGGCCCCATTTCTGGCCGCAGTCAATTCACTGGTGCTTGCTGAGACTCGCCCATCAAGACTTAAAAAATTGGCGTCAATTTCGGTGTAGCGGGTGTTCCACAGCGCAGGCACCGCATCGGGCTCGTTGTTGGGTATTTGCGTGATATTCGGGTAAGGCATGGTCATGGTTAACTCCTGTTAAAAACGTAGCTTGATGCTGATTTCATACCGTTCATCGGATTCTTTGTGTTTTGGTGCAAAGGTCTTGATGCCGACAAGCTGCCCAGCAGAGTCAAACAGCCCAGCCTCTGAAATGGACGACCCAATCAGATCGGTGGATTCGACTGTTCCTTTTCCGGTCACTGAGAACAGGTCTTCCTGGGTAATAAGCGCCAAAGGCCTCCTCAAAATCTCATGCGCCAAACCAGTGGCCAGCACCGAGGGCGCCTTGGGTGTCATGTCTGCGTTGTGCCCGCCATCGCCAAAAGCCATGAATGCCACGGGTGGCAGTGCACTGTTGTCCGCCATGTGTTTGGCGATGCGCTTTCTGAATGCATCTGTAGTAACGGCTTCTGCCATGTGAACACCCCAATAAAAAAGAATGGGGGTAGTTTTGCACCGGGCGAAAGCACTGATTCGGGGTGTTTTCCGTTAAATGAGCACCTTGGTCGCCTTGAATGCAAACACCGGCCGGCATGGCCCACCAAGCAGCCATGAGCCATCAAGCAGCAAAAGCCGGGGTGGGGTTTTTTGGTAACTCGACCATGGCAAGGTTAGCTTCTCCGGCGACGCATAGGTTGCCGCGTTTGACGCCATCAGAGCCGAACTCTCTGCCAGTACCGGTTCATCCCTGCGCAGCGCAAATCCAAACGGCC